GCTGTTGTTTCAACTTGTTGTGGATCAGCACCATTAGTTGTTGCTCCATACATTGCAGAAGCCGGAACCCACATAGTTTCTTTACCAGCAATTTTAATTGCTCCTGTGTTATCTCCAGCATCTACAGCTTTTGCTACACCTGTACCATTTGGAGAAATAGTAATATCTCCATTAGCTGCATCGGTAATTGTAATATTACCAGAATTTGTTCCTGCGTTTGTATCTAATATTAAATCGTAAGCGCCACTTGTTGTAAGAGTAGCGTTTGCTGCACCAGATCCAATAACAGTTTCTCCTGATCCTTTTGGTTTAATAGCTATACCAACGTTTGAATCATCACCTGTTGCAGATAATGTTGGATTAGCACCTGTTGCGGCATTTGCTATTGTAAATTCGTTTACGGCAGAACCTGTAGCTGTTAGAAGAGCTAATTCAAGTCCATTAGTATCTAAAATAGAAGTTCCAATTTTAGGAGATGTTAAAGTTTTATTTGTTAAAGTTTGTGTTCCAGTAGTTGTGACATCACCAGCTGGTAAAGTATCAATGTCAGGGTTAGTTCCATCATTTGCAGTAGCAAATACAAGAGCGTCACCTTTATCAGTAGTAGAAAAAGTATATGAATCTCCAGAACCAGAAACATATTTAAATTGAACTGTGTATGCTCCTGAAGTTGAATTTCTTAACCAATAAAATGTTTGAACGTCAAGTGGTATAGTTACAATTCTGTTTCCTGTAATAGAACCTGTAAATTCTATCATTCTGTGTGCAAGAGTTGCACCAGTTGATCCATCAGAAACTGATAATGTAGTAGTGCCAGCTCCACCAGCTATATCTTGTGTTGTCCATCCGCCAGCAATTTGTTCGAAAATTTGTAAGTTTGTGTTTGTTTTTGTTCCCCATGTACCAGCGTTTTCACCGGTAGCCATTAATTCTACACCTAGAGGGGTATATGTTGATGCCATAATTTTCTCCTAATTTTTATCATTAATAGTATGTTTTAAAAAGCAAGTCAACCTATTTATCCAGCATGATTTTTCTTTGTATAGGATGCACTTGTATTATACGTCTTAGTTGTATAAGAAGCACTAGTATTATAACTTAATTTTCTAGTATATAAAGGAGAAACTTCTCCAATTGAAGCAGTTCCTTCAATTCCAATTAAACCAATAGTCATTTCAGTTGGAGCTAATGACCCTACGCTACCAGTTGCTGATACGCCAGATAATCCTACAGCCATTTCAGTAGGAGTAATTGATCCTACACTAGCAGTTGAACCTATTCCGGTTACATCTACTATTTGAGCTTCAGTTGCTTCTGCTTCTCCAACAGAAATAGTCGCACCTAATCCACTTAAACCTATAGCCATGTCAGCTACAGTTGGTGATCCTACTGAAGCTGTAGATCCTATTCCAGTTAAAGGAACTCCTATTTCTATATTAACACTTCCAACAGATGTTGTACCTACTCCAGCTGTACTAATAGGTTCCGTACTTACACCAAATGCTAAACCTGGTGTTCCTACGGATGTTGTAGCCGATTGACCACTTAATCCAATACCCATTTCAGTTGGAGTTATTGCTCCAACATTTGTAGTTGCTACTCCACTAGATTCTACATCAACAACAACTGTCATTGCTGATTCACCCCAGTTTTCATAACCCCAAGGGTCTCTACCCCAACCTTGTTCGTTGAATGCTGATACTTCTCCAAGAGAAGCTGTTAAACCTAATCCTGTTAATGTAACAACAGGTTCATCACTATCGCCCCATGGTTCTTGGCCCCAGGAATCTCTACCCCAACCTGCGTTAGTACTAACTTCTGTTAAAGATCCAATACTAGAAGTTAATCCAGAAGGAGCGGTTATAGGAACTACAATTTCTGTAGTTAAAGAACCTAATGAAGATGTTAAACCTAGTCCTGTAAGAATTTGTAAAGTTTGTATTTCTGCTTGACCAACGGAAGCTGTTAAACTTAATCCTCCTAATTCAACTGAATAAGTTACTCCCCATCCGGCATTACCATATTGAGTTCTACCCCAACCTTCTTCGTTAAAAGCAGATAATGAACCGACTGAAGATGTTAAAGCTGATGGTGCAGTTAATGAAACAGTAGGATCAAAACTTTCACCCCAAGGTTCTTCACCCCAGACGTCACGACCCCATCCTTGTTCAGAAAAAGCTGTTAAACTTCCTACCGATATTGTTGCTGATACTCCTGTTGGAGTAAGAGCTAATCCTGACTCACCCCAGTTTTCCATTCCATAAGTATCTCTACCCCATCCTTGTTCAGGATAAGCTGAAACCTCACCAATAGAAGATGTTAAAGTTGATGGAGCTGTTATGCCAAGATTAAATGTAGTAGATTGCCATGAGTTAACGCCCCAGGCTACTGAAGGACTATCTCCACCCCAGACTGATGCCATAAGGACCTACCTCCTTTAGGCTATACGAATAATCGCTGTAGTTGCTGCTGCTGCAGGAAACTGAATTGTAAAAGTTCCACTAGATACAGTTTTGTCTCCACCAAAGGCTACTGCACAAACTGCTGCATCTGTTGAATGTGAATCATTAAAAATCAAACATCCATTAGCTGTGAATGAAGCTGATGTCCAAGAAACATCTGCAAAATCACAAACTGCAGTTGATGAATCTAAAGTTGGTGTAACACTTGTTAATGCTTTTCCTTTAGCTGAATAAGCAGTTCCTGAAGTGTTTGTTATTTCGTTAGAAGAAGTATACGCAGTCGTACCTGCTCCTAAAGTTGCTGAACTTGTGTATAAAGCTAAATTAAAAGTGTTTCCAGTAGAAGCTGTAAAATTATGTTCTGCCTCTAAAATTTCTTGTTTAAAGCTATTACAAATTGCCGATGTTATTGCCATAATATTTTACTCCTAATTATTGAGGCGGTGACTCGATTGGTATTCTTATTGTTCCATCCGTGTAATCGTCTCGTCTTCTTCTTCCAATTTGCATTGCTGCAAACTTTTGTAGTTCAGTTTTATACTTATTTTCATATAGTGTCAACATGTCTGTTGGACCTTTTAAAAAAGAATATGCTTCTACTAAACAAGCATATAAAAGCCCTTGTGGGAAGTATTTACTAATATAAGTCCCAGACGTTTCTGTCTCTAAACCAGCTGGAATTTTATTATAATGAATAATATATTGATAATTAGCGTCTGGTGTAGGGGCTATATACATTCCTCCAGAAGTAGTAGAACTAGTTCCAGTGGCTCCTCCAAACATAGAATAGTATTTAGGGTATCCAGTAACATCTGCTCCAGAAGCAGTTGACCCTGAAGGTCCAGTTAATTCTCCAATATATTCACTAATAAAAGTTTGATCACGTCTCTCTAACCACTGACCTTTTTCAGTAGAGGCTGATGTAGAAGGAAATACTTGTACACCTCTAACAAATAAACATCCTGCTGGAACATTTATTGAATTAGTATCTGTTGCAAATTGAGCTTGCGCTTGAACTCTGTCAGCATCAATAGGTATATCATATGCAATTCTATATTCTGCATTTTCTATAAATCTATTTAATATAGCAGAAGTAAAAACGTTACTGTCTACTTCAGTATAATTTCTAATATCTGTTTGTAAGTTTGATAAAGTGTATCCAGCCATAATTAACCTCTATCATTAACGGGTCCAATTGTACATTGAAAACCGCCCCCTGTGTCAGTGCTTGTAGCATTCGATACTAATGGCACTGTTAATGAATTATAATGTGTTTCTGTGTCTGTTTGTTTTGGCCCAACTACTACTGTTGTTGAAATTGCTGTTGCAAGATATGAACCATAAACTTTTGCACCAGATAAATGAGAACCGGCTGTAGTGTTAGCTAAAGTTACTCCTCTGTATGGAGCAGCTGTTCCACGGGTACATCCTGTTAAAGTATGTGTAGTTCTTCCCGTGTAGTTAATTGTTTCATTTTCATATTTTCCTGTTTCACTATTTACTTTTTCTATAACAATATAACCTGCAGTTGGAAACTCAGATCCATCAGTTAAAACAATTGATGTAGCAGAATCACTTATGTTTCCATTTAATGTTGTAGATAATTCTAAAGTAGAAACTGCAACTCCACCCACTGGTTGTTTAACAGCACTAAATCTTACATAAGATGTTCCAGCATTTAAACCATTATTGGGAAAAGCTACACTTAAAGTTCCAGAAGCAGCTGTTGTTGTAAAAGGATTCTCAGGTAAAATATCTTGTACAGGAAATTCTACTCTAGCAGGTCTTGCATGTTTTAATCCTTGTGGATCTGCTCCTACTGGATGTGGTTCTAGTTGTGGTTGCTTAGGTTCAAATTCAGAAATATGTACCCACGCACCAGTCCATTCTTGCACCATTTCTCTATATGGAAATGCTGCACCTGATCTGTCAGATATTGCTAATGCTCTACTACCTTTTGCGAATCTAGCCATTATATATTTGGATAGTATGTTTTCGGAGTAATGTATGTGCTAGCTGCAGAACCATCTTCTGATAATGCTCTTGCTAATTCATCCTCGTATAACAACTTCATCTCCTGTGTTCTTTGTGGTGCAAACTTCATAGATAAGTAATATGCAAGACCTGAAACCATACATGGTACAAATCTAAAAGGTGCATCACTTGCGTTAGTATATGTTCCTGCATCTTGAATTCTTTTTACATAATAAACGTTTAAGTAATTAGATGCAGCAGTTGCATTAGGCATAGGATAAATAGTAATTGTAACTTTATCTATAAATCTTTGTACCCAATATTGAGAAGGTGTTCCAAGTGATGCTTTGTTTGCTGTTGCAGAATAAGCATCTCTTGCAACTTTAGTTAAACCTGTATCTGATTGAGATGTGGTATTATAATTTTGTCTATAAGTAACGTTTAAAATATCTGAAATTCCGTAAATGTTTGCTGTTGGAACTGTTGTAGCTTGTGGTGGTTCACCACCTCCAGGTACGTCTGTTGAACTTCTATAAAAAGTATAAATACCAGATCCTTCAGCTGTAGCATCAACATTAGTTGACGAACCTACTATTAAATTAATATTAGTATTTCCTACTTCCCAAAAATGTATGCCTCTATTTCCCCATTCTTGAAAAAGAATGTTTAAAGATCTTCTTGCAGTTTTTATTTGATGACCTGCTGTACCTACTAAACCAATACGTTCATAGGCATCTGCAATAATTTCATCAATTGAAAAATCCTTATCAAATGAATAAGATGAGGAAGTGGTATTCGCCATTTAAACTCCTATCCATTATAAAGTACATTCATCTGGTCTATATTATCCAAAGTGTAAGTTACAACTAAACCATTTGTACATAAAACTCCAGGAGCAGGAATATTGAAATGAGTTTCATTATCTGCTGTTCCATTTGTTCTATATTGCATAAATGGAGTATCACTTGAAGTCAAACCATCTGAACTATCATGGAATTTTACATCTCCTGCTGTTCCACCGCTGCAACAAGTAAATCCTTTAAGTGCAGTTCTTCCACCAAACATTCCCATTCCTCTAGAAGCATTAAAGCCTAAAGAAACATTTCCTGCTGGTTGAGCACTCATTTCAGCTCCAGTAACAGTTAAAAAATATTTAGTTCCTGCTGTATCAGTTGCTGAACCTGGTAGTGTAATTACTTCAGTTTGAGAATTACCATTTAAATCTGTACCTGTTAAAGTTACAGTTTTTCCAGAATCAGAAGAACCTGCTGTAGTTGCAGTTATAACTGCTCCTCCACCATTGTGACTAGATGCAAAAGC